GCTCCGGTTGGTCCCTTGATACCTTGATCTCCTTTGGGTCCCTGCGATCCTTTCAACTGCACCCACTTGTACGAAGCGTACCCGGTTGGAGCGGTTGAGCTAGTTGTCACCGCAGTACCGATATAAGTGTTCGGAGTATCAGACATCGGATTACCGTTCGAGTTCGCCGAGTACTTCACATGGAAGAACTGTGATGTACCGGGAATACCTTGCGATCCCGTAGGACCCGTTTCACCTTTAGGACCTGTCGCACCTGTTGCACCCTTATCCCCTTTGTCGCCCTTGTCACCCTTGTCGCCTTTTACCTTCGTCCACGTATAAGCGGAGAATGTCGTGCTGTCCGTAGCCGTGAAGTCGGTGTATTGTCCGATGTACGCGCCCGGAGTCTCGCCACCGTTTGCCGTGAACGTCGTACCGTTATCCGAGTATTTGATATGCAGATAGGTAGTCTTACCGTCTGCTCCGGTTGGTCCCTTGATACCTTNTCCCTTGTCCCCTTTCACACCTGTCTCTCCCTTAGAAGCATATTTAAGCCAATCCATAGAAGTGTCTGACGGTTCTTGAACTGTCTTGTCCGCAATACATATCCATGTACTACCATTGTGTGTTACTTCATCATAATACCAATATGTACCAGATGTCCAAATGCCCTTAAAAGCGGGTACAGGAACTTCGGTTATCCCATCGTTAGATAATTGTTTGATAGTTCCGGTCATGTAGATATTGCGTAAATACGCACTATGTCCGGTCATATCAATACCGAATAGTTTCAAATTAGACAAGTCGCCTAATTGCATCGCGATCATGTCTTTTGTAATCTCCCAATTATTCACACCTACAAGATAACGGGAATAACTTTGCGTTGAGTAGCTAGACTTCTGCCGATCCGCATTCGTGAAGTTACCATACGCAACGAAGTGCATCAACTTAGTAGGATGATAAGAGAAGCCACTTCGAAGTACATATCTAAAAGTCGAATCGCTTAGTTTTTCGGTTATACGAAAATAAGCTGTCAGAAAGCCCGATTTGTTATTGAATATACCTTTGCAAATATCATCAACCGCTAAGCTTGCCAATTCGCCCGGTTCTAGTTTAAGAGTAATGATCTTGTTAGTCGTATCAATCGATTCAATGATACCGCCGCCCGGCGCGTTCCATTCTTCCCCGGCTATAACAGACACACGGTTATATCTTAGTTCGTCAGCCTCTAGAAATTCATTAACACGAAGCGATTTAAACTCTGCATCACCGGAAGCCTTGATTATCCATCCTAGCAACTTAGACGCATAATTAGCAGAGGAAATATCACCGGAAAACTTTGCGATACAAGCCGTCAAAGTCCCTATAACATCAATCCCACCTTTAAAGTGAATTAATTTTTCGGCAGTATCTTCTACAACTTTACTTAAATACTTTGCATCCGCGACTTCTTCCGTAGATACCTTGTGTAGTTTAAAATGATTCCTGCCATCCTCTTTAGAGATCGTTTCATCTTCAACCAAAAGATATAAACTCTTATCGCCTTTTACCGATATTGCCTGACCAAAATAGGGCACATAAGCCTCTGCATCTGTGTTACGTGCATATCTTAACGCATCTTCCATATTATTCCAAGTATCAGTTGCATCGATGGGACGATCCGATGTCCTCCGATATTGGATCGCCAGACTAGCACCCGGTATATTTAAAGATGCTAAACCGGATAACAGGACATTAACTAAATTATCTTTATTCATTGTCATATAGTCTTAAAAGTAAATGTATCAGCGTCATTTGTCATAACAGATTTTATAACCCACATCTTATATGTAATCGCTTCACTACCGTTTGCTCCTTCTACCTTGATCTCGGAAGGTCCAGTACAAACGCCTGTATCCTCTATAAAATTACCCGGATAAGATGTCAATGTTAGTTCTTTTATCGTATCAGCCGGAATACAGATCACAAACATTTTCCACTGTCCTACAGGAAATTTATATATCCCTGCACCCTTATACAAGCCATTGGATAGTAACGAACGAACTTCCAATGAATTAGAAGGAATAGAGCTGCATACACCCGCAAACCATTTACGGAGTACATTAACACTAATCTTACTATTCAAAGTTATTTCGTCCAAATCATCACTCGCGGCAAAAACAGCCGTAGCGGTGTAGGTTTCTCCCTTCGTATAATTCCCTGTAAGACGACGTATCGCTGTTTGTGCAGCATTGACTTCCGAAGAGAACTCTAGTACATTCTCTTCATTGTCATCATAATACGATTTAATCATAGCGCCGTTATCGTTACGTGTTGCCGTATAAGTAAGTATACCCTTTGCCGATCCGTATTCTACATCGTTTGCTGTCGACAGCTTGCCTACAAGTGTGGCAGGAACAGGTTTATATAGCATTTTGCGAAATATTTGCTCATACCCCGTACCCTGCTTAAAGATAGCGCCCGGTGATATGTGCCCGGTCTGAGGCGCATTGACACGAATTTCTTTTGTTAATCCCGTATCGGAAACAGGACCGGAACTAGAAGAAGATTGAGAGCCACCGCCGGAATTAAATATAGTAGTCCCGACGGGATAGTTCTTTGATCGTGGCAATGCAGGGATAGCCTTATTCTTTATTTGTATAGCCATTAGTTTGTATCATTTTACAGGTGAACTGTTCTGCCGCAAAGTCTATTTCACCACCTGTAACGATGAAGTTTGTCCCATTCATATAATTGTCTGAAATCACAGATATAGGTGTAATAGATTCGCTATTCTTTAATACCTGTGTTAGCTTTATTTTGGTAGCTCCGTATTGGTTAATTATCCTTCTTATTAGTTGTTCTTCTGGACGTACTAAAGCGTTTTCGATGGATGAATAAAGATTATCCCTTAAATAGTCACTCCCTAACATTACCTTACTGTAACACGCTCCGTCATTATTGTAACTTGATATTTTAAATTCTATTTCATCAAGAGGATTAATATAGCTTTCATTCACTACATTCTCATAAATCCGATCCGAATTATTCTCTTCGATGTTATTATTATCTATGACCTTCTTTTTAAAATCTATTTTTATATCTTTTAAGAAAAAGCCATATCCGGACACTCCTTCCGGGAGCCATACCTTTTTTAAAATTTCAAATTCTAATTGTCCGAACAGATTAATATTGTTCGGAATCTCGATCACGTATCCGGTCAAACCTTCGTAGGGCATACTTAGAGTTTTAGTATTTTCGTTTTTTACCCATTCATCCGGCTTCTTTAATTTAAAGTCCAAATCAAAAGTCAAATCTAGTCCCGTCGGTTTTGTAGTGGATTTAACCCAACCATTATTAGTGTAGTAGTAGTCACCTACAATTAATCTACATGCTATCTCCGTGCCAAAGACACCACCAGAATTATATTTCTCGTACGATGTCATATTACTAGCATTCAATGGATGACTATATGACATACTGATACCGAAAGCTCCATCAAAATACTTAATTGGTTTATTATCTTGGAACTTTAACAGAGGCGATCCTGCTCCTAATTGTTTAACAGCCGTTATCTGCTGCTGATTCACCACCGAAGTATATCTATAATCCGATACTAATTTAAACTGATAAAGATATTCCCAATTATAGTCAGTGATATTTGGTTTGCCGTCATTCACTTCATACTCACATCGCTTGGCACAATAACCACCTAAAAAATACCGTGTCGGTTCGTCTATATACACATTGGTTACGCTTTCGTCTACTAAATTACAATAAGGCTTATTATCATTTAGATTCTCATAGCGTGGGAATTTAAATACCTTGCTCTTTAGATACTGCCTTGTTTCATAATACTGTTTATAATTATAGGTTTTCCTTTCAGCAAACGTACTCAACTTCTTAAATTCTTCCTCCGAGATAATATCGTTGTAACAATAATTACTACACTTTATTGTCGTTTTGTTATAGCCGGGAAGAATATCAAGGAAGTGCTCTGAACCCGCAAAACCAATCTCGGAAACTTTGAATCGGTTAGGGGACTGCCGAGTAAAAGATGTCATATCAAGATTGTACTCATGGTATGTTTCTTTATGGTCTACATCAACAAAATATAAATTTCCCAACCAATCTACACAGGTCCAATTCAAAAACTTACAAGTTTCTTCTAAAACCTCTTTTAATGTCATCGCCTTGTCGTCCTCGTCAAAGAAGTTTTGTTCGCTGATCGTTAACTCCTTTAATATGTTTGATTCTTTATTATAACTAGATTGATCTTTAGCGTACACATGAGGAATAAAGACGGAGGAATAACACCCGCGAGACTCAGATATGAACATTTTTAATAACTCCCAGATGCTTATAAAACTCCTAGTATCACTCCTACCCTGTTTATAATTGATATATTCTAGCGTACCCATTGCAGAAATACAGTCTATTTCTAGCTCGAATTTGGTAGATGTATAATCCTGCGTATAAAGTTCCGGTTTTACAAATCCCGTCCAAACAATGCCATTTTCACATTTAAAATTCACCCTATACTGTTGATACCCGGTAGAATATAAACTTTGCAAATAATCACCACCCACAACACGAATCACCGCTTTTGAGAATCGAGTAGGAACATACAAGAAATCTTCGTCCTCAATAGAAACAGAGAAAGGAGAACTACCACTACCGACCAACTCAACAGAATCGCCCGTATAGTTTTCCTTTTGTATTTCAATCAAATAAGAAACCTCCTTTCGAGATTTGAAAGGAAGTGTGTATATTGTACCGTAGTTTACCATAGTCTTTTACCAGTTTTCTTGATGTGATTATGTAATGCTAAAAATATTCGATCTCCTTTTATTTCAACATCGCTATATAAGCGAATATCATCGTTTCCACTCGGTGTAATCTTCTGCGATAGCGAACCGTACAAACCAGAATTAAGCATACGAAACAGGTTACTTTGCTGCGATCCGTTCAATATCATTTCCCCCGAATTAAGTAGAGCCGGGACTTTATCACCTGTAAATGATGTGCCCGGAACGATACCGCCAGTTGCATACTTCGGCATGCTTGACATCGCGGCAATAATAGCAGCAACACCCGCCAAACCTAGAGCAATACCGACAAAGGGGATTCCTGCGTGAGCCGAAATAACCTTTGATGCACCGTTAGCTAACTCAGCAGTCGTATTCTCATTAGTAACTATTGTATCCGCTTGTTTCACACCAGACATTTCAAGTATCTTCGGAATAGCTTGCCCGACAGTTGACAGAAAGCTAACTCCCCATTGCAGGACGGAAGCCGTATTATCATCGAATAGCCCCGACATACTCCCAACGACTCCACTAATATTTGCAAGCGATTCGGCGTATTCTTGATTCAAGTCTATATCTTCTTTTTTAAAAAGTGGATCGTGTTTAGGTAACTTAAAATCTTTGCCGTTCTTCCCGTGTGTCGGAACTTTATCGTATGTAGGCTTGATAGGAATCGGCAAAGCGCCGTCTTTCATCTCACCGTGAGCGATTTTGAACGCCTCTTGATCGACTACAAATTTGAGTTTGACCTTCTTTTGTTCTAGCTCGTTTATTGTTGCTTGAATCGTTGCACGCGCTTGCATGTCGGTTTCAGCAATAAGTTTCTTATTTAGATCAGAGATTTCGGAGTCATACCAAGCTATAGACCCCTCTTTTGGTTTTTCTTTAGGCGGATTTCCACCTGTACCAGATTGAGAGGCGCGATTTGCTGCTTTTGTCATACTAGATAGGTTCCGACCTGCCGCCTCTGCCGCCGCCGAGACATTGATCAAATTCTGTAACCATTCATCACTCTTCTTTACTAAAATCGCGTTATATTGTATTGCATCTTGATACTTTGCCAACATCGGGCTTATTGCCTCTCCTAAAGCTTTTGCGTCTGTAGTCGCAACTGTGTGTACATTCATCCCAGAACCAACAGTTTCGTAAGTTGTGAATTTGGCTTTCAAACGGTCGTATTCATCTACGAAGTCTTTGTACTGTTTTGCTAATTGTGCCTTTTGTTCATCACCTGCTGAAGATACGTCTAATTTTAGCACTTTATCTATGTCTATCCCCGAAACATCCACACCGTCAAGCCCTATAGCAGCCTTTACCATCGCCTGTACCGCATTATTACTCCTTCGTTTGTATTGACCGACTATTTCGTCTTGATCTTTCAGTGTCTTGTCTAATAGCTTCCTAGCTGCTTTCTTTTGTTCTTCTGTTGAATCCTTGTCTTTTAAGATAGTTATTTGCTCCTGTACTATTGCTTGGTTCTTTGCGTCGAAATAAGAAAATGACATTTTAGTATTTCCTAATTGATCCATCGCGTTGTATGCTTCCCGCGCTAGCCGTATAGTTTCGGATAATCCGTTCATGAACGGTGTCCAGTCTCCACTACCGATAGAGTAAAAAAATTGATCCACACCACCTTTTAAGCCATCCATAGTACGGGCGTATTCATCCCCTAGCGTCTGACTGCTATTCATTACTTTATTGAACCCTTCCGAAGCAGTTACAGCAATACCGAGAACTCCGGCAAACTTCATAACTCCCAATACTGCAACGCCGGACATTTTAGCGATGTCGCTTTGAAACCCGTTTACATTCTTCTTCGACTTATTTAGATTCGCGTCAAAGTCATTTGTTTTAAGCAATAATCTTGTTACTATATCAGACATCTTTATTCGTGTTTAATTGTGATTCTAATGCTTTCGCTTTAGCTCTAAGCCGTTTCATATCCTCGTTAGTTACGCTAGTATCTTTCTTCTCTTCTTCATCCCACGGGAAGCGGAGTATGTCAGTTTGCTTTAGCGTTTTAGTGCTATTCGATTGCGCTATGATGTAACCTAACAATCTAGTTTGTTCCCATGATTCGCGATTACGTCGATTCAATCCATCCAGAAACGATTCGACCTCGATAAAGTCCATTTTATCGAGGAAGTAATCGGGAGCGATCCCACCCTCTCCGACAACACGCGAATAGAGTTCACGTATACTTACTGCTTTCGTTTCCGCGTCGTCACCTTCTTTTTTTTTACGTCATTTCCTGCCGATTGCGAACGTAGTTTAATCTCATCCAAAAGGAGAGCTTTAAACTGATTGAATAATGTCAGATCGTTTTCGCACGAATCTATAAACTCGTCAAATTCCATTGTAAACGATTCATTATTTGCAAGTAGGAACGAATAAAACAAAAGAAATTCGTCTATCATTTTACCGAATTGGAACGGATAGCCGGATAGATTTTCAAAGATGAAAAACGCCCGAAGCGAATATTTTAATGTAAATTCTTTCCCGTTAATTGATATTGTTTTCATTGATAGTGATTTTAGAGCGGCAAAACGCCGCTCATGATTATTTACTAGCGGGCGCGGAAGTTGCTTTTTTAATCGGTCCCGTACCTTCGAAAGAAATCGAGAAAGTCGCCTTATCTCCGTCTGGCGCATTTGCTTCTAGTGAAGTAATAACAGCCTTTCCAGTATAGGAACCGGGTGAAAGCGTCCAACCATCGGCGGGCATTTCGTTTACGTCTGCATTAGCTATAACGCCAAAATTCAACGTAATAGGTTTATGTTCAATAAACAAGGCAAACAACTTGTCGTAGCTATTCGCGTCAGCGTCAGCACTAAACAAGTTATCACTCGAAGCGTTCCAAGACAGCTTTTTAATGTCCTTTTCCGTCCAAATACCGGAGTCCTTACTTTGCGTGTCGATAGTTTCAGCCGACAAACCTAATTTACAGGAAGTTGCTAAAGCTAGAGCCTTAGTTTCTACAAATAACATCAAGTCCTTTCCTAATACTTCTTTTGCTTTACTCATAATTTTAATCGTGTTTTATTTGTTAGTTATTCTGTTTTAAAAGAAAATATGAGACGCTGAATGAAAGTATCTTCAATAAAATCTTCGTCCGCACTCATTAACTTCGCGTCGATCACGTCGAAACTGCCGTAGCTTCCTCGCTTATTCTCTAATGACTTGCGCACTTCCTCCGCGATAGTAATAGAGTTCAGATAATTATCGCTAGCTACAACAATCTCAACCGAAACAGTATCCCCGGTCCCATAACGATCTTTGGTATACTCTGGAACTAGAGAGCTACGTTTGTAGATTACGAACGGAAAAGAAGTCTCCGTTTTGGTTGAGATCGCATAAATTTTGCTATCAACCAATTTTATCAACTCCGTAGAGTCGTTCAGTTTCTTATAAATGTGTGCGCCTATCGATAAACTCATTTCTTTTTATTTGCTACTTTCATAATTGAATCAATAATATTCTTCTCTAGTGAGTCCTCCGCTTCTTTCTGTTTCGATTTGACCGCATTAGAAAAGAAGTGAGAAGCATTTATACTACCTCTATAAGCTGCTTTTTTGGTAACGCGCTTTTTATTAGTCCAGAAACTTCTAGTACTAGATTCTTTCGTAAATCGTTCCTTCGTTCCAGATTCGAACCATTTTAGCATATAAGCGCGCGATCCTTTTTTTCTCCGGTCTAATAGATCAACACGCGCACCGGACGCATTACGGTAAACAGCTATGTTTATTTCGTTCTTTAGCGGTTTAAAAGACACGCCATTTTTAGTACTCCCAAACTCCGCATCCGTAACGGCAGAAACTAAATTCTCTTGCGCCTGTTTACGGATGATAAGAATAGATTTTCTTAATGCCGATTTGATCGCTTTCTTTGCTTCATCGTCATTTAAACGGTCTAGCAATTCGTTTACCTTTTTCGCGTCCACTTCGACGCGATATAAGTTCCGTCCGGTGTAGTTGTCATTACTCATTGATTACCTCCGCTTCTATAACCGTTGCCTGTTGCTTCCGGTCGTGATTGATAGATAAAATCTTATATTTCTGCCCGTCGTATTCGATCCGCATTTTAGCGTTAATCTCTTTACAAATACGGATCATTATCGTATTTACGGTCGTATTATAGATTTCGCCGTTAGCCTCCTTTCGTGCACCAGACTTAAAACGGATATACGCACGCTTATCGAATACTTTCACCCAACTTTCAGATGTACCGCCCAAGTTATCGCGTTTTGACTCGCTACGGTAAAAAGCGATCATTTCGTTTAATAACCCCGCTTGCATTATGTGTACCGTTTTAAAGGTTGCAACAATAGTTCTACATGTCCCAGAATAACTTGCGGAGTAGCAAATGTTACCGATTCGCGATTTGCGTAGTAATTAGCTATAAGTATGCGGATCGCGTGCCAGATACGACGGTCTATTTTTCCATCCTTTACAAAACCTTCCAACGGAGCGTTTAAATACGCCTCTATTACAAGTTGAACAGGTTCAATAAGTTCGGTTATATATGTATCGTCCGTATCAAAATCAACATTTAAATGTTGTTTGAGTTCTTCGAGTGTTACGTATTGTGGCATAATTATAAGTATGAAAAAAGGCTAAGGCTATGAAGCCAAAGCCTTTTCGTTTTTAAGTAGTTAGTAGTGTGTTATGCTTTTGCAGCTTTTGCAACCGCTTTTTTCTTCGCAATAGCGAATGCCTCTGGGCGAGCTACAACAATGTCATACTTTGAGTTTAGCGTAAACTTCGTTTCGTTAGTGTCTGCTAGAGTCACATCGTCAATAGTCATTCGAATTTTTCCCCATTGCCCGATACCAACGTTCGAAAAGACACCGAAGCCGAGTTCATCCGCCCCCATGTAATTAGTCATGTACACCGGATAGCCATTCATCATCCCGTCTTTAAGAACCATTTCGGGAGAACCTTTTTCAATGCGTGTAGTTTTTAATTTACCGCACATTTTCGGACTGCAAATATATGCTGCCGTTCCGTCAGTAACATCTACGTTTTCATCCATTACTGCAGTTTCTAGCGCTACAACGTCCTCGAATGTGGGAGCAACTTCATACTCCACTGTCGGAGAATCTTTCACAAACACACCTTTTGAGGCAAGTCCCTGCTTTTCTCCGGCAAACATAATCTTATTCAATGTACGAGCAGTTGACAAAGACAATTGTTTAACGGTGACATCAAACAAAGCATCGTTTGTCTGATCAATTGCGTCGTTAGACAATGGGATAGAAATACCCAAACGCCACGGATGCGCCTTTAAATTACCAATATCCAGTTTTGTCGGATTTATTTTGGTGTTCTCGCCTTCAATTGTAGCTTCTACAGCCGCCAATGTCGGAAACATCAATTCGCCAATCAAGCCGTATTGCATCTTAATACCCAACTTATTAATGATAAGCCCCTTTTCAAGCGGTTCGATAATATCACCGATTGTTGTCGGGATCATCGGAGCGGCATCCGTTGAACTTGTTCTTACAGGATCACCCTCCGCACGCATAGAGAAATTAAGTCCCTTTGCATCAGCAAAATTCCCGTATTCTTCCAAAGAACGATGATTACAAACGTCATATAAAGCCTTTGCAAAGATAGCTCTTTTGTTTTCCGGCAAAATTGCAGATTTGCTACTTTCCAGACTTCTAAGAGTCTCGTCAATAACGATCTGATTTTTACGAGTCATTAACTCGTTGAATTTAGTCTGCTCTTCGTCTGTCAGACTTCTTTTTTCTGTTTTTGCTTGTGATAACAGATTTCTCATTTGCTCTTTAAGCAGAGCTACTTCTTCTAGTTTTGTCATGTCAAATAAATTTTTCTAAGTTTTCTATTTCGGATAAATAATCACTATTTGTGTCACCATTAAGAAGCTGTTCTATATTTTCAAGGCTTCTAACTGTTACATCTGTACCAAAAAAGGCAGGGTCTGAAACAGGAGAAATATCAGATATATAATCAATCTTATGCACTGTACGCAACAGCATCCCATCTTTCATTGTATATGAAACTTTACTTTTATCCTTATCATCAGTGTAATAAGCGAAAGACGATCCGAATATGTCTCCCCGTTTTATCATTTCATAAGCAAAATTCCCGTCGCTAGTACATGGAGCCTCGAATCGGTACTTTAAGCCATATTCATCAAAATTTAATTCGAGTGATCCCGAACCATAACGGCATCTAGCCAAAAGCCTACGTTTATCGTGTTCTAGTACCGCCTTTATATCACATCGGGCTATAAGTTCTTCGGTTGCTGCACCATGTTCGATAACCTCAATAAAAAAGCGTTTCCTTTCCTCATCATACATCACACGACTTTCTTTCCCAAAAACAACAGCGTACCCCTCAATAACTCTACCCTCCGATAATTTAGGCGCGCCTAGCTCTGTAAAACTCCTTATTTCCATTGCTTTTTACTCTATGTTTTTTTTGTTTGTTTTTGGTAGCTCGTCTTTTTCGCTACTAATCTCACCCTTAATCTTAGGAGAGTCAATCGGAGCAACATTACAGGACATAAACGCAATGTCACCGCCATTTATAGGCGCTTTATCTTCACGGCTTACACGCCATTCGTTCACCGTTGACACGCCGTATTGTATCTCCTTCTCCATACAAGCCGTTTGTGTGGCTATATCTGTTTTATACAAGGCTTTACGATCAAATTCTATTTTATAAATACCAGAGACAGTTCTAGGTATCAACTTAGCATTAAATTCAGCCTCAATACGACACAATATAGGATCGAGCGTGTCAGACAAGAAAGCAACTTGACTCATTTCAGAAGCCTTGTAATTAGTAGATTGTCCGGCAAACACCTTATCTGGATGAACACCATAAAAACGGCAAATATCGAATACGGAAAACTTTTTAGTTTCTAGTAGCTGAGCGTCAGCCGGAGTTATTGAAAGTTGCGTAAAAGTCATGTCCTCGCTCACGGAAGTTATATCCCTTCCGCTATTAAAGTCTTTTTCCACTCGGTCCGCTACGTCAGAAGTCTGTTTGTCGCCAACAGAAGAAAGTCCCTTTCCTCCACCTTTAACACCAGAAATAATACCTTTAATCTTACTCCCATTCTGAAAAGTACGCAAACTCTGATTATCAGCGCTAGCAGAAACAGAAAGTACCGTACTTGCATACGTGATCGTACTAACACCTGTATACCCACCATCGAGACTCTTATTTTTCAGATGGATAATACTTTCAGCCGGATAAGTACCGTATATCTTATTTATTACATCACAAATAGTATATTCGTCCCTGTATATATCGTATGTAACAGAGTTATTTGAGCAAAGTATTAATTCTGCCGTATCTCCGAACATTCTCTTGATGAAAATATATGAATTACCACGATTAACCATTTGAATAATTGCATTACATATTAAGTCGTAACTATTCATGCGCTTATTCGGTTTTTTAGTCAGCAGATAATGCAACTCGTTTTCGGTATCTACCTTGTAGTTTCCGGCATCTTCTTTACGTTTGATATATAGCGGCAGAGAAGCAATAGTACCAGAAAGAATATCAGTACATCTAAACGCGGTCGATAACCGCATAGCCTGTTCGGGAGACTTTACCGAAACAGGTTGTTCCCTAGCTGTTTTGTCTATAACTTCTACTATTTTTTCCTCTTCGGGCGGCATAGATCGTCTTTCTTCTCTGTTGCGTCCTATTCTTAAATTAAGTTCAAATGCCATAGTCTTATCGTGTTACTCAGTATAATTATTGAATAAATGAAATGTCATTAGGTTTGTTATCGTCGAATCAATCTTTGCGTTATGTGTTTTCTTGACTGGCTTCTTATTCATATTCCTATCTTCGTCTAGTACCGCATTTGAGAAGCAGTACGGCGTGATTGGGTTCGGATCGAATGTGAGTTTATTCCGATACAAAGCTAGTTCAAACGATTCTATCGGACTCGTAAACGTCCCGTATGTCTGTTTGACAGGCTTAATATATTCGCTTGCACTACCGACCGAATAAGAAAGTAGATTCACAAATTCAGCCGATTTATACGGATCATAACCGATACCCATAATTTGCAAATACTTCGCCCGTGATAATATATCGTTTACTATTTGCTGATAGTCGATAATATCGCCATCGCAAAGAATCAAATACCCTGCTTCCGCCCAACCTTCGTAGAGTTCCCGATTCGGATGATCCTTTAAAGCTCCTTTCGGAAAATAGTAATCCGTATACGAATGAAAAGAGCCGCTTTCTTTCGAATAGATATTATAAGTAACTGAAGAAAAGTCGTCTCGAACGGATAAATCAACCGCCGCCATTGTTAACGGATAAGTACCGATATTCTCTATTCTAATACCTTTGAATCGTTCTTCGATCTGCTTCGCCTCAATCCATTTTATTGTCGAATCAACTGCAAACACATTAAGTAACTTCGTCCGAAACTCCAATGCGTCCGGCGCACTATATAAAGCCTTTTGATAGGCGTCTATATAGAAGTCCTCGTAAACAGTTATCCCCATGTGTGGCTGAACCTTTCGCCATGTCGCCGGGTCCCCTTCTTCGTCGTCTATGTCCGGTTCAAATATGTGCGCAAATATTGAATCATTTTCAATCTCACCGCGTAGGATCGCTTTGTACATTTTGAGCATTTCGACGAATG